ATTATAATATCTAACTGAGGACCAGGATCTGCTATTCTTGTAAGGTTCTATCTATCGATATTTTCGATATATAGGGTCTTAAAGTTCAAAGGAACTTTGGACTTATCAACTATAACAGACCCCGGGAGGATGTTTGACATGAATTTTTATAGCAAATGGTTCTCTCATTTTTTCAAATTATTTTGTAAAGATGAGCTTACTAGGTTAATACCTAGACGTTTACTTAGTATTAAGTTTCGTCCATTTTCTATTTTAAAATCATCTCCTCAAACATCTATGATTTTCTTCTCACCTTTCGGTAAGCTTAAAAAGAGGAAGGGAGCAAAGAATCTTTGATCCACTCATCCATTGTGCTTAGTTAATAGTATATGATCTCTTTCTAGATCATCTCTATTTCCTATAGTAAAAGAGTTTAGTTCTTACTATGCTCCTTTACTTTTAAGTATAATGGAAAGAGGGAACAAGGTATTTGATGTTCTCCCTAAATCTGTACAAGACAGGGCTAAAGAGAACCCTCATCTTGTCCAGGTTCCTCTAGGTAAGTTAGGCCTTAAGGAAGAAGCGGCAGGTAAGGTTAGGGTGTTTGCAATGGTAGATCCTCTTACTCAGTGATTGTTGGCTCCACTCCATAAGCTTCTTTTCTCTATATTGAGAAAGATTCCTATGGATGGTACCTTTAATCAACTGAAACCGGTTAGTCGTCTATTAAAGATAGCTAATCGTAGAGGGCTTCCATTATATTCACTAGACTTATCATCAGCAACCGATCGTCTTCCTGGTTCAATCCAGGCTGGACTTTTGGATTCTCTTTTTATGGAGTTTCCAAACTTCGGTCAAAAATGACTAAGTCTTCTAACTAGCAGAGACTATGTGATTAAATCACAGAAATTTAACATTAATACTAGTGTTAAATATTCGGTAGGACAACCTATGGGTGCCCTATCCAGTTGAGCTATGTTAGCCTTACTTCACCACTTCCTTGTCCAGGTTGCGGCTTGAGAAGTTGGTTATCCAAGGAACAAGCTATTCACACTGTACGCGGTACTAGGTGATGATCTTGTCTTGGGTTCCAAAAAGGTTATGTTAAAATACCTTGACATACTCGACTCTTTAGGGGTTAAGTGTGGTTTGCATAAGTCGATACTTAGTCCAAAAGGACTAGGTTTAGAATTTGCAAAACGTACTTTTTCCCATGGAGAAGATGTGTCTCCTGTTAGTTGACAGGAATTAGAGGTATCGTTGACTGACCTTTCATCTTGGGTTGCCTTTTCGAAAAAGAATGGACTTTCATTAGTCCGTCAATTTCGTATATTAGGTTATGGTTACATTTCAAGACGTAAGTCTTTTAGAAAGTTGAATCATGCTTGTCAGCTGATTTGACTTTCTAATGTAGCCAAAATCGACTTCAATACCACTACTTTATCTCTTAGAGGTAAACTACCGAAATGTTTTGATAGTTTACTTCCTAGATTTAAAGAGGAAGTATTAAAGCCCCTATCTTCATCAGTAATTAAATTAGCTGGTGAGATGGGTGATATAACTCCTATTCTTCTTATGAAGAACTTAGGAGTGAGAGGTATGGCAATATTTTACATGGCGGATGTTTATTTATCTTGAGCGCACCTAATAAGGTCCGATGCTCCCACAAAGCTGTGAGATATTCGAAAACCTTTAGGTAGTATGTTCAAAATTAAAACTTTTGAACAGGCACTTGAGATATATATAAAAATCCTAAATGATAAAACTTTGTCAACTTCGGAAGAGTTATTACTTAAACCCATATCAACTAATATGGGAAGCGGGAAGAAATTCCCTCTTCAGGTAAAATTATTCCGTAAGTGATCCAGGTTCTCTCATAGGCTTGTTAGAAAGATTCGAGATATTCAATAGAAGAGAATATCCTATCTCTAATTAATTTTTATTTTACTGGTACTATATTATTTATCTGAGATTACTCCTTAACCAGATCACGAGGTCTGGATGGGTGGTAATTATAATCAGTAAGATAACTGATATGGTATTTTCTATTCAATCTATCCCGATGCAAGGTAAAACTAGAAGGGACTAATTGAAGTAGATTGATAGATTAACAGAGAGACTAAGATACACGATGATATATTTCCAAAGTGATACAAATGATCAAGAAGTGAGGAAGATTGTACTTAAGAATGTACAATGATCCCTTTCTATATCATAGGTATAGATAAAGAGTAGCCTTTAGGGTTTGAAATCCCTTTCACCCAGGTCTGGGAAGGTTCCTCTCTATATACTAGTTATAGTTATATCAAAAAGCATCTTAAGGAAGGTTCCGCGCGGTAAAAAGACCACGCGGTCTGTACTTAGATCCTAATAAGATATAAGAAAATAACAATCACTTCGACATCATCGCGCCTTGAGTGCTCC